CTGCCCCATCATCTTAAAATCAGAAGTAACCTTACGCAGGCAGTCCTTTGAGAATAGGGACTTCATCTTAGCGTATTCGTCGGGCTTCCTGCGGCTATCTGATGCATCTAGGCCTTTGCCATATATGAGTTCAGATATGCCGTTAATAATAGCGTTATTTGTCGCAGAGCCGTTATATCGGTCAATTAGGTATTGGAAGTAGTTGTTGTCATCTCCATACTCTACCCATTCCTTATTGCGAACCTCCTTAACTACGGGCGTAGTGTAAGAAGAGAAGTTTAAGACCTTAATGTTGCTGCTCATAAGATTATGAATTCATTGTCATAAGATTGCTCTTGAGTATAAACGCCATCGTTTACAGAGAACTTATCGTATTCGGTTTGTGAAGTTACAAATACGCGGCCTCTATATATCAGATTATAGCCTTTGAAAATCTCCATAGCGTAGAATATACCAGCCGTAAGAGAAAAAGCCGCAGAGAGCGCCATATACCCCTTAGATTCGGTAATGGATGGGTTTATGGTAGCCGTAGTATTTGTATTCTCATTAGTCAGATACATAGATACCCCATCAAGATCACTAAGTGCTTGACGAGTACAGGCTTCTGCCTCTAGCGTTCCCCCATCATTTATTACTCTGGTGAAGTACAAATCCAAATCCTCTAGAGAAAATACATACTCTCTAGGTATAATGGTGATGGTCTGCTCTGTGAGTACGGGCTTTAATATGTGCATCGTATTTAAGTAACTTAAAAACCAAAGTTTTTTCCAAAAAGAAAGGGGGCACTACCCCCCTTTCAACACACACTATGCGCCAGAATGGCGCCCCCACTACTTGAGCAGGGCAGCGAAAATACAAATGAAATCCGTACTACGCAAGATTAAGGTTCAATCTGCGTTCCGCTAACAGCAACACCAGCAGCAGTCAATGCAGCATCTGGAGTAGCAGCAGAAGCAATGAAGTTTGCAGGTACTTTCTCACGACCAGAGAGCGTGAGGGTGTAACCACTCATATCGCCCATAGCCGCGCCCGTTACGATAGTTCCAGCAGTTACCTCAGCACCATTTACCAATCCCATAGTAAATAGGTTTCCGTTTTGATCTTCAACGATAACGTGAGGACGGCCATAAGCCAACAATTTCAATTCCTTGTTGGAGGCTTTGTCAAGCTTAGTGAAGGTCAAATTAAGGGTCTGCTCAAAGAATAAGGTTCCGTTTTCTACTGAACCAACAAATGACTGCTCAAAAGAGGACTGCTCACGCAAGTCATATTTATAAGCATCTGGAGAACCACCAAAGGTGTCAATGACATCCGTATCGGTAACATCATAGGTGATAGCACCCAAGTCTCCGTAGTCAATAAAGTAAGCGGCAACTAGACCACCTACTGATTTCTGACAGGCAACCGCCCGTCCTGTTGTTAAAATGCTACAAGCCATAGTTATTTGAAATAAAAAAGGAGAGCGAGGGTATGCCCCAAGCCCTCCTTTGGGTTAGTTATGTGAATGGATTAAGAGTACAATACGATGTCAGAACCGATACCATACTGAACACCTGCCGTGTAACGCATAATTACGCGAACATTCTGCGAGCCATCAAGATCGCTCATATCCAACAACTTGACTTCGTTGTGGTCAGACAACAAGCCCGTACCGAAGTACAAGTTAGAAGACTGAGCAGCAACCATTGTGTCAGAAGCAAGGCCAGAAGCCATAGCGATGCGGATACCATCAAAGAACAAGTCGCCTTGACCATACCACATAGTGCCTTTGTTATCTACACCATTAGCGCCCAAGCCAGAAGTACCGAAGCCACCCAAAGCACGAACATAGGCGCGAGCCACATTCTGGGGAACATAGATAGTCAAGTCTTCTTTGCCATAGAGAGCGTTGGGGATAGCATCGGCTACCTTGCCCAATTCGGTGATGACATTAGCAGCAGTAACAGTTGTACCCGTAACATCGTTTACATCGCCATCTGCAGTCATTAAAGTAACGAAGCCGTCAAACTCACCAGCAGTAGCGTTAACGCCACCCCAGATGGTTTCTTCGGTCTTCTGAGCAACTTTAGCCGCAACGTGACCAATCAAGAAGTCAGAGAAGTTGGGGGGCAAGTTGTCGTATACAGAGTAGCCCATTTGAACGGCTTCCCAATCCGAACGAAAATCTTTCTTACACAACTGAAGGTTCACTTGGAACTCTTCGGGCTGGAGGATACGCTCAGTCAATGTAACAGAAGAGGTAGCCGTAAAGTCGCAGGAAGCGTCAGCAACCAAATCGCCCGTAGCCAATTTCTTTACAACCTCTTTGTATTTGACATTAGGCTTGATTTCAACCAAACCCTTGTCAAGGGTGTCTGCGCTCAAAAGAGCAGCAGCGATGTACTTACCTGCAAATTCGCCAGCGTAAGTAGTAGTAATGCTAGTAGTCGTAGCCATTTTCTATTTGTGGTTTTTATTTATTCAGTTTGGACATTACTCGGTCAAGAGAGGTCATAGGACGACGATTAGTGGCCATACGAACCTTCTCGTTTTGAGCGTTTTCTGGATTGTGCTTGATAGGCTTTGCTGCGCTTTGCTCAGACAATTCTGCCTTCATCAATTCAACCTCTTCTTCTTTCTTAGACATCTCCTCTTTCTGGTAGCCCATTTCCTCACGGATGGCAGAGAGTTCAGCCTTCATCTCTTCAATCAACGGCATAACAATAGCCTTGATCTTGTCCTCCATAGGAGCCTCCTCTTCGGCAAGTTGCTCTTCAACTACCTCTTGAGTGGCTTCCTCTTCGCTGAAGTGTGTTTCTACGCTGGTAGATTCCACAATCTTCTTGGGAGTTGCTGATTCTTCGGCTTCCATTTCCACCTCTTCCTCAGCCTCTGGGGCTTCCTCTCCAGCGGTTTCTTTGATTTCAGCGATTACGCCTTCCTCAGAAACTGCTAGAATGCGCCCGTCCTCCAATGCGTATTCACCTACGGGGAGAGCAATACGCTCTTCCTCATTCACGATAAACACCTCATTGTCTGCTTCAAACGAACCAGCCTCTAAGACCGTTCCATTTTCAAGTTTCATCTGAGCGAATTTGACCTCTACTGAGCCAACGGCTGAGAGTTCAGTCATAATGCGCTTTAACACTTCGGTTGCTTTCATACTAACTAAGTAATTGAATTAAAAAAATAAATTACATTTTCAATTGTCCCCTGTGGTTGGACCGATACCCTGTGCCCAGAGAGAGCCATCGCAGCACTCAATGGAGTAGGTATTGCTATCCTTGCATAGGCAGGCCCTTCGGCCTCCTCTTGGGGAGGTGCGGCTAGGGATTACCACATCTCCTTTTTTCATTCTTCCCATAATCCTAATTCTTTGAGTTTAGAAGCGGCCCAGCGCTTACCTGCTAGTCCACCCCATAGGAGGTAAGATATAGTGCCACAGGCCGTAGAATCGCCCTTATCGTAGTACTCCTCTGCGCGTGATAGGTAGGAATACATACGCTTAATGGTCTTTACGCTCAATGGCTTGCCCTGTGCTAGTTGCTGGGCACGAACCTTACCTACGGAAGTGGCGCAGCGATTGTTTACTTTTTTGTTTAGTTCAATACCACGCTTTGCATTATTCTTCACCCCGCTTGGGTAGTCAGAGTAGGATTCTAACTCAATCGTTCCATCGTCATTTACGATACCCCGAATAGTAGATAGCATAGCCAAAGCCTCCTCTTCCTCAATCGTAGATAGTTGGCTCTTGAAATTCACCTTGTCCACGAAGTAGCCTTCAATAGAGAATCCCTTGACCTTGCCTGTTTTTACATAGTCCTTCCAGACATCCTCGTTATTGACCTTCATTGATACCATCCAAGTGCCTACGGGAAGATCTAAACCATACATTCGGCTTTTGTCCTGCACATCGTCTTCAATAACCCAAGACTCAACGACAGATAGTCCGTTCAGTTTGGCATCGTGCTCTAGTGTGGACTCATTCTGATTCCCCTTCTGTAGGAACATTTCAGATGCTCTACGGATAGTATCCTTTGAGAAGTACACATAGTATTCCTGCTCCCCATCGCGCCTGTAAATTGGCTTATTTGGAATAAGGGCTGGCCCAAGTAGGATACGCTTCTCCTTGTCCTGCTGCGCGAATTTGATTTCCTGCGAATTCATCGCAATGAAATTCTCCTCAATGGCTGGGTTTTCTACAATGCTGATGGCTTGAATGCCCATCAACTCTTCTGCTTCGTCTAGGATTAGTTCAATGATGTTCATCCGAATGTCGCTGTTTTGATTCGTTTGCGTTCTAGTTCTTGTGAGGAGGTTACATCGCTTCCCACAACATAGGCCCGCATAGGCTGGTTGGTTTGGCGATTTATGCTCTCGGCTAGTTGGTTAATTCCACTAGCACCCACTAAATTAAATTGTGCTGCTTGGCTTGGTGCTTGCAGATTATTGGAAATAGAAGGCCCTGCAACTGCAGGCTCATTCGGCACCTCTACTGCCGTAATCTGACGGGCGTTCGCTATACCCTGCGCAATGATGCCAGCCGCGCCGATATAGCCAAATACGCCACCCTGCGCAAGCGCTTTGGTCGCGCCTGTGTATGTGTCAATGGCTACCTGCGCTAAAGCAAGCGCCTTTCCTGCTGCCGTCTGTTCGCCTACTAGAGCAGCGACACTAGACAGAGCCTGTTGAATGGTAGCGACTTTTGCATCTTGAAGGGTTTTCTCTAGTACAAGTCTACGACTAGCGTTCTCTGCTTCTAGAACAGACAACTCTGCTTCTGCATCTGCACGAGCTTGCGTGCCTTCCTTGTATAGGGCTATTTGCTCTTCTAAGAAAGCCTTTTTTGTGTTAAACACATTCTGGGCTCTCTC